AATTGATTTGTGCTTGCCACTGTCAGTTTTCTCTCAACATACTAGTGTCTACCTTTGATTCGCGTTTTTTAGGTCTTGAACTGGCTAAGTGTCACCACGTGTTACGTTTATTATTATATCGAAAAACGAATATGCGAACAGTGGTCTCTTATAAGTGTGCAGGCAATTGTACTCATGACATGTGTGATTCAGATATGTATATAACACACCCATATCATCCAATCATGCCAAGTCGTACGATATCGCGGTATGTCCACGGAACTAAGCGGAATCGACACGAGATGTATATGGAGTATTTACAGGAGGTGGTTCGAAAGTATGCGATGTCCGATGGAGATATCGTGAAATTAATGGATCAGAATTATGAGGCGGAAATGTCTCTTCTGATGAGCTCGTTGCGATCTCAGCAACAGAAAATAATTCGACCACCGTTTCCTGTGAATGTCTCTGTAAAACCTAAACCTCGAGTTGATATTGATTTATTCAAACCTCAGTTGCGAATGATAGACCAGTGGTATATGTCCCGGTTTATACCGACAATAAAAATGGAAGATTATTGGTACCGTGATGAAAGAGACGACGTTGTAATGATGACCCAGACGAGAATTCCTTCATTGACAGAGATGTGTGCGAGGCGAATGTCCTTATATAACTTTGTGTATGGCCGATATGGTGGTTTGCCATATTGGTGTGATACGCACGAAGTTATGGATGTTTCCTGCCTGCAAGATCTATTTAATGATTTTTCTGTTGATAATGTTCGTCGGGGGCCAGAGTATCAAGAATTGATTCGGATGATGCCGCGTGCGTTAGAATTTTTATATGACATGTTAGGAACTAGGCGATATTTTAAGAAACTTACGTTCGACTACAATCCGGCTCGGATTATATCGGAGATGAACTTAGGTTCGTCTTCGGGAATAAGGCCAGGCCCGTCGACGGTAAAGGTCCTAACTGATGAAGTTGAGTTTAATGTCAAGGTCTCTGGAAAGAAGTTATTGCATCTAGGGACTGCTATCAAAGCACACATGACATGGGTACGGGATGCTCGCAATGGCGGTACTCTCCCATTAGAAAACTATAATGTGATTAAATTAAAACAAGAGCGTAAGTTGGCGTATATGGGATCGGTTGCCGAGTTAGAGAAAATTCGTCGAAAGAAGAGAGAGTTTTTCATCCCCGGTTTGGTTCACACGATACATAGTTCATGGTTAAGTAAGAATCGCATGCTGATGGAGCGCGGAAATGTTATCAACGTAGGTCGTAGTTGGTGGCAAGGAGGCGCACTTCAGTTTGCTCAATACATGAATTATGATATACCAGACATGGGATGGTCCGAAGGCGATTATTTTCATCATGATAAGCATATAAATGATTTTTTATTGCAGGCTTATATAGCCTCAGGAGCTGTTTATTATGATTATGAGAATATGTCCGATGCAGATCGTTTTCTCTATTTTCGAGCTAATTCCGAATTAATATTTAATATAGTCGTTAAACCTACTTGTCATGTGATACCTGGAGTATGGTCAGTTATATATGGTTCGCTTTATTCTGGCGGGCCTGAAACTTCTCCAGCAGGATCGTGGTGTACGGCGATTATGTTCTGTTTTTTTTTGGTTTATGTTATGATGCGACATCCCGGCTTAGTGGCACCGATCACAGAATGTTTAAAAGTTCGATTAATTTCTATTTCTGTGTACGGAGATGATCACTTATATAGTTATCCATTAATGCTTGAGTCATATTTAAGAGAGGAACGGTTTGCAGAATTTTCGACGCAATATTTTGGATGTGTAATTAGAGATAATATGGTACATCGGCGCTTCCTGTCAGTTCCTAATAAGACAGGAGGTTTGGCTGTGGTTGGACCGAAATTCTTGAAGCGTTACTTTATAGCGGGAGAGGCTACAGATCCTGCTGTATTGCCGTTTAAGC